TCCGCTCCTTCTGCAGCTGCTAAAGCATGGGCGTCATGCGGTCTTGGGTTTTCTTCCGTACCATATACACCATTATAAACATCTCTTGCAAGTATACCAGCATCAATGGTAACTGACCCAGCTATACTTGGAACAAACATACCAGATGCTTCTAATGAAGCACCCATCAAATCCCCCTCAAATAATCTTTTTATTGCAAGAACTCCACCGATAGCCATCCCAGCAAGTGGAACTGCTTTCATTCCAAACTTCTTCAAACCCGATACTACTGCTGGGGCCATTTTCTTTGGGTCTGGTGCCGGTAGTTTTTCTGGTGCTTGAATTTTAACATCTTTTACATCTACCGTTTGTGTAGTTGCTTGGCCATCTACTCCTGCTATAGTAAGGTTACCCTTTGCAGATTGCACTACAGGTTTACCACCATCTTTTGTAGTACCAACAACATCTGGAGTTGGAGTTGGTGTTTTAGGTTTACCACTGGGGTCTAACTTTGGCGCCGTTCCAGTTAGTTTATTTTTAGCTGCAACTACTGTTTTTGGTATCTTGGTTACTGCAACTGCTGCTGAGGTTATAAGTTTATCCATTCCTTTAAGACCATTCATAGCAGCGTCAACTACTGACAAAGCAGCTTTTGATATTCTTGCTCCTATGTCACCAAAAGCATCTTGCACACTTTCAGCAATTGTCTCAACCTCTTTTTTATCATCATCACCAAAGAGAGAATCAAAGAAACCACCAGCAAACATTCCAGCTGCTAATCCTCCCACAGCTGCTCCTGTGGCACCTATTCCTTTTGAACCCCCAGCACTCATACCAAGTCTATTACGAATAGAATCTTCTGATTCAACTGCTGGCCCTTTCTGACCAGATAATCCAGAAGCCATTATTGCTGTGTCCCCTTTGATATTAACTAATACCTTTTCAATGTCTTGTAATTGATTTACTACTGGGTCTCTACTAGCAACATCTGATAAGGTTGAAGTTGCCTGTGAAGCTGATACAGTCTGACCACCCGAAGACATTCCACTCCCGCCTTGAAAACCTGCCCCAACACCACCACTTCTACCAGCAGAATTTGCCTGTGATGGTTGTTGAATGTCGTTGCTGCCTCCAAAAAGAGCGTTACCTAATCCATATCCTGCTGCTGTTCTTGTTATCGATGTTTTACCACCTTGTTTAGCTGTTGCTCTGCCTGCTGGTGCTATGAATCGACCCACCGCTGCTCCTAACATTTTATTGTCTCCACTTATTAGACTTCATATCGTCTGCTTTCTTTTTTAAATGTTGGACTAACATTGAGATATATACTTGCCTTTCCCACGGAACCCAACTCTCTATTTCTGTTAAACTATATTTATGTTCTTGCATAAGTAGAAAGTTAGTTTTAAAGTAATTTTCCAAATTTTCGTGAAAAAGGCTTATACGAAAAAATCGTAATATCCATTTAAATAGGTTATATTACTCTTTTCGCATTTAGGGCATTTATATTTAATCTCATTTTCCATTACAGGCATTGATTCAAAAAACTGTTTGAAGGCTTTGAATTGTTGAGAAGTAAGGTTATCAATAAACTCTGTTTTATCCTCTTCTTTTAATTCATCAGCATCCACGATACTGTCGCCAGAAAATATCGTTTTCATACACAATTGTGCAACTTTAAACACATCACCTTCTGTTTCTGATTTACCCAACATCGTCATTTCTTTTGCATTGGGATATCTCATTTCAACCGATACATTTTCAGAGAGTCTCACGGTTTTTTCGTGACCCTCTGTTTCGTAAAGTTCAAAGTTATTCAAATCAACGATGATGTCAATTTTGTGTTCACAATGACCACACCGAAGTATTGCCTCTATTGTTTCTGATACTGAGACCTTTCTTAAATTTAAGAAGATATTCTGCATATCAAACACTGGAAGTTCATCTCCATGAACTTTACCAAAAGAACAGTTAGTGATGATTTGTTGTGTTGCTTTCATCATCTCCTCCATATCTTTTGTTTCGTTTGCTAGAATAAGCAATTTCTCTTCTTTAACTAGGAAAGGTCTGAATTTTACACTCTTGTTAAGAGTGTGTACATGAACATCTATCAGTGGATGTTCTGTCTGTGGTAGTGCCATATTATCCTCCAAACCTATTCCGAAAACGCCATATACCCATTCATCATATTGGTATTTGTCGTTTCGCACTTTTCACAATTAAAAACTATTTCATTTTCAACAACTGGTATTGTTGCAAAAAATAAACTAATTTTGTTGAATTCTTTTTTTGTTAAGTTGTCAATAAAACTTTCTTTTTCTTCCAATGGAATATCAGATATCATTTCGCCATTGTACTCTACTTGTTCAATACATAAGGATGCGATATCAAAAAAATCTATCATGTTATTGTTTTGTTGTTCTTGTAACATTGACGCGGTAGGATATCTCATTACCAATTTCAAGTCATCTGTTATCTTTATGACATTAGTGTGTCCCTCAACAAGATTCATTCTAAAATTATTTAAGTCAATGTCTACAGTATTGAATTCCTCACACTCACTACACATTATGTTGTATTGTAGTGGGTCAGTTTCAGATAGTATATGTAATTGAATCCAAATATATTGCATATCGAAAATAGGCAAAGTATTCGCGTCTACTTTACCTAAAGAACAATTAGATATACATTGAGATATGTTTTCGAGTAATTTTTCTTTACTTTCATCTGAAGACTCAATCAGTCTTTCTTCTTTAACTAAGAATGGTCTAAATTTTATTTCTTCATCCAAAGAAGAAACATAAATGTCCGTCAAAGGGTAATCCGCCTTTGGTAACATAACAAACCTCCAATAATTTAATCATTAATCCAAAGCATCACTAATACTGCCTAGAATTTTACTGTTTATAGCATTTTTAACACTTCCTTTACGAAGACTAAATATACCAAATAACTTTTCTGCTTCACCAGCATCAACACCCCTAGATACCCATCTCCTAAATGCAAATGTTACATTGACTCGTACAATACCTTCCGCACTTTGCCCCATAGGTAAGATATTCATAAGTCTTGGGAACGCATCATAGAGTTTCCATCGTGTTACTCTATTGTCCTCTCTATCCAATGCAAAAATTTCTACAGTACCAGTATATTCATCTGGAAAGGTTACTTCTTTTGATAGTGGGTTAGCTATTTTGGTCATCCAATCCTCAAAGTATGTTCTTACATCCCAATTAGAATCACAGAAAAAAGTAAAAGCTGCTGTGTCACCAAAATATTCTATACCATGTGCTCTATGTTCTACCCAACTACCAATTTGAGTTGACGCATACTTTATTTGCAAGCCTGGAATCTGTGCTTCTTCAACTTGCAACGAAACTTCTCTGTCGGTTAAAAAATTAGCAGGACTATTAATGATTACCTCAAATCTATTAGACCTAGCAAGGTCATCTTTTCTGACCTTGGATATAAAGTCGTTTGTTTTAAAATATGCCATTAAATCATCCCTCTTGACTGACTGAATACTTTTGTTTTGTTGGTATTAAAATCTTCTACTGGTAAAAATATTGCTCCCTTCCAATCTTGCGGATTTATTTCATAAAACCTAGACCTTATATGAGTAGTTAAATATCTTTTAACACAGGGTTTTACTTCTGGGAATGTTGCTGAGTTTGACAATAGACTCCAGTTATATCGCATTGTTGTTTTATCATCTATTGTTCTATCTTGTACGGTCTCCATTAATTTACCTAGCAATTGAGCTCTCATCATGTAAGGTAGATAGTGTAGGTTTAATCCCCAGAACCCATTCTCAGTAGGTTCAAAGGGAAGACACAAGGGAAACGCATCGAAGTATGGTAACTTTTCTTTGTGTTTAGCATCATATCTAAACATGTACATAGAACCAATTTCAAATTGACTTACTATCTTTCCTATGTCAGATGATATGGCGCTAGATGGACTAGTTACGCCACGCATAACTTGTCTAACTTGGTTCATATACCAGTTAAAAGACTTCCTCCCAGAATCGGAGTTTGGTCTAATTTGTAGAAATGGATTTGCCATGGGACTATTTATACACTCGCGTAGATACCCAATTCTTTTTCGGTGATTATTTTAAACTCCCAACCTCTATTGTCACAGAACTCTTGTGCCGATTTCCACTTTGCTTCATTGATACCATAGTTGGCAATTTCTTGTAAGTATTTTTTTGTTTTCTTTCTTGGTTCTGGGGGTTTTGTAAATCGTTCTGGTTTTATTTCTATGAGATATGTACCACCAACTGTTTTTAGATAGAAGTCAACAAAGTAACGATGTATTCTTCTATCGATTGGTGACCGATAAGGTATCGCTATGGGTTCAGATGCCCACTCTAAAACATCTTGGTTCTTGTCGCACCAGTTCATGAATTTTAGTTCATATCCAGACCTATAAATAACTTCATTGAGGTCGCCACGATATTTTTTTGTGTTTTTTGGAATAAATTTCCCTTGGTGGATATCTTTTCGGTACGGCATCTTATAAATAGTCCAATAATAACATATTACTATTTATTCGGAGTTTTATACACATGGCTATGGACTATGTAACAGATTTATTTGACCGCATTTTTGGAAACAATTCAGAGGACGCGGGCAACCCAGAAAATACGGCTAATGATGTTGCTAAAGCAAACTCCACTGCTGCTGATAAAGACTTAAGCGAGAACTTCAAAAAAAGAACCGATATCAAAAGAAACAAAGTAACC